GCCGCACTGACGCGGCAGGAGCTGTCAGACTATAAGCTACGTGCGGCTGAGACCTTCGCCACAAAGGCCGGGATGCAGGAACAGACCTCGCAGATCATGCGCGCCATTGAAAGCGTCGCAAACCGCATCGACGGACTCACCGAGCGCATGGATCGTGTGTTTGAGCAGAAGACAACGCGGGCTAGGGGGTGAGCGATTCAGTTGGGCGCGGTAAAACGACGGAAGGATGGCGTCACATGATCTTCGCGATCCTTCTCAAGCATTCGCAACATGTTTTCACCGTACCCTGGCACCGCATAAACACTTATCGTTCTAATATTGTTCTTCCCCAGTCCAGTCTTTAGGTAGTGCTCACTAACAGCTGTCGGACGTGGAGGACGTGGCGACAGTATTTCAATAAAGCAGCCTCCGAACATAAACGTAAGGTTTACGCCATTCTTGTTTCGGAGGATGCGTGGCGAAAGCATTATCTTTGCTAAATTGACGTCATTGCCGTGAATATGATCAAATAATCGGCTTATTCTCACGGCATAATGAGCCAATGACTTGTGTGAATTATCCGAAAAAAGAGATTTGATTTGATCCTCGTGATGACGGGATAATTTGAAATTCTGATAAAACTCAGCGTCACTTTTACTGGCTCGCCAAGCAACTGATAACATTGCACGAGAAATTGAACGAGCGTCGTTAGCACATATAGTTCGTTGTCTATCTAATTTTTCAATAATTTGCTGCAGTGGTATATCAAAATTGACATTGAAATGGCTCTCACATTCAGCGCAGAGCATCGGGCAGTCACCGCTAGCTTGCGTTACGCTATTTGGAGAGTTGTCAGTTTTATATTTTACTGCCTGACCATTACTCTTTGCGGATCGAAAATAGCTGTTGGGAATTGCATGTGATCTGGAGAGCTTTTTCTCTTGCTGGCAAAATGCGCAAACTCCGATTGTCGCCTTCGACATGCAAATCCCCCCCCCCGAATCCTAAATTTCACCCATCATACTTGACGCCCCTTTCACTTCCACCACAATGACAAATTGCGGGCCACCAACCCGCAAACCAATCAACACGAGGAGACTGTATGTCCGAACAGGCACAGGGCGCGGGTGCGCGCGTAAATACGGGTGGGCCTGCCCATCCATTCCTTACATGGCAAAATCCGCAAGGGTTCCGTATAGGCAGTCTTCATGAAGGTCTGACGATACGTGATCATTTTGCGGGGCAGGCGTTGCAAGGTCTTATTGGCGGATCGCACCATGAGATGGCGACCTTCGCAGAGACGAACAATACAACAATCGTAAAGGTGGCCGCCTCGTTAGCTTACGCATACGCCGACGCCATGATCGTTGCCAGAGGTGCCGCGTGAGTAAGACTTTTGCAGTCGCCGACCTTCACGGACGATACGATCTATTGCTGGCCGCAATCGAACGCATCGAACAAAGCAGCCACTCTGGTGGCACCATTGTATTCATGGGCGATTACGTTGACCGTGGGCCGCAAAGCGCACAGGTCATTGAACGACTGATGCAAGGGCCGGATGACCCGAAACGCTGGAAATGGGTATGTTTGCAGGGAAATCATGAAGAGATCATGTTGACCTGCCTTTTCGCCACTGGCCTCGCGGGCTCGTATTGGATGCCGAACGGTGGCGGCGCGACACTTCTGTCGTACGGAGCAAAGGAAGGCGGATCTATATCCTCAGCGCTCACGCTTGTTCCACAGTCGCACATCGATTGGCTTAAAGCCCTGCCTATGATCCACTTGGATGAGCATCGTGTGTTCGTTCATGCCGGCGTTGACGAGACTATCCCGCTCGATAAGCAGACGAAACAGACCATGCAATGGATGCTGTATCCAGATGGATATGAAGGCGGGCATCGCGAAAGGCACGTTGTTCATGGCCATCATCAATTTGAAGATGGCCCGTTGCTATTTTCAGGACGCACTGACCTCGACACCTTCGCTTGGTATACCGGCCGTCTAGTGGTCGGCGTGTTCGACGACAGTAAGCCCGGCGGCCCGGTCTCCACGATTGAGATCAAAGGCCCGTCAATACACGAGCTTCGAGGACAATAAATGCTTTCCAAACAAGAACTAGCCCGCCGTGTTGCTGCATATCAGCAGCACGGCACGATAACGAAGGCTGCGCACGCGTGCGGCGTCAAGAAGTCTGCATTTCACGACAGCATCAAACGCGCGGCTGAGCTCGGGCTGATGGGTCCGAAAGAAACGCTGCCCGGTTATACAATCAAAAGCCTGACCGAGACGCCGAACGGCACGTACATGCGCCAGACGAAAGAGGCTGGCCCTGTCTACGAAGCGACTGCCGGTCTAGCGGTTAAAGGCAAGACGACGCTCGTTAACAGCGAAGGGCGCATCGTCACGCAGCACATCATGGAACGTGCGGACGCCGACCAACAGCGTGCAGCAATCACGGCCATGGTTGAAGCACTAAAAGAAGATTTGCCGCGCGTTTCGATTATGCCGGCGCCAAAGGGGTGTCGCGAGGATCTGTTGAATCAGTTCACGATCACTGACAACCATTTCGGCATGATGTCGTGGCGCGAAGAAACTGGCAGCGATTACGATCTGCGGATTGCCGAGCAGCTATTGCTTGATTGGTTCTCTGCGGCTGTGGCACAGGCTCCCGACGCTCACACGGCCATTCTGGCGCAGTTGGGCGACCTTATGCATCACGATGCGCTTGAAAGCGTCACGCCTGCCCACAAGCATGTTCTGGACGCTGACAGCCGCCTGCAGAAAGTCATTCGCATTGTGATCCGAACGATCCGCCGCATCATTGATATGCTTTTGCAGAAGCACGAGCGCGTTCATGTCGTGATGGCTTCGGGGAATCACGACCCGGCCTCATCCGCATGGCTTCGTGAGATGCTCGCCGTTATGTATGAAGACGAACCTCGCATCACTGTCGATAATTCACCGTCGCTCTATTACGCATTCGAGTGGGGCAGCACGATGCTTGCCTATCATCACGGGCACAAGCGAGGAGTCGCAAATATCGAGGGCACGATTGCTGGCATGTTCCGTGGAATGTTTGGCCGCTCGCTACACGCCTACGTGCATATCGGACACCGACACAGCGACGATGCCAGAAAAGGCACGCTGATGTATGTCGAGCAGCATGAAACGCTCGCAGCACCAGACGCTTATGCCGCTGGCGGTGGGTGGCTGTCTGGTCGATCAGCTAAACGGATAACCTATAGCAAGCAGTTTGGTGAAGTCGGTCGCGACATTCTCCGGCCCGAGATGGTCGCAGGGAAGTATGCGGCATCTAATGATAATGCGAAAAGTCAAAGGGCTGCAGCCTAACCGTCAGCCCTTTTGGGACGCTAGATAGTCTGCAACGGCCGCTCGAATTTCAGTTTCAAGTTGGCTGGTTTGTGCCAAAATTTCTTTCATGGCTAAATCCTTATTGTCGATGAATGGGGAACGCATCCTTCCGTCTATTGGTGGAGCTATTGGGCCATATTCCACGACCACCTTCTTGCCGGAGAACTGCACAGTGATGGATGCTGAGTTCCCAACGTACTTGGCGTCTAATATTTGCATATCGGCCTCCCTGATTGTTTATCAGTGTAGGCTGGGAAACCGCATCAAGACAATACCAACCACGCCGCCCACCAAGCGGCGTTTCACCACAACACGAGGAGAGCATATGCTTGAAGAAGCAGAAGACCAAGCCGCACGCGCAGCTGTTGAAGGGCGGCTGTTAAGAACAGGGGTTATAAGGTGCCTGCCAAAACCTTATAACGACAACCGTCAACCACTCTCCATCATCGAAACACCTTACAGCGGCGACGTGGACGGCAACATAGCATATGCACGAGCGTGCCTCTTAGACAGCCTGCGACGAGGCGAGGCACCGATTGCTAGCCATTTGCTGCACACGCAAGTGTTGGACGATATGCGGCCCGATGAACGGTCGTTGGGCATTGAGGCCGGTCTTGCCTGGTATCGTGTGGCTACGAAATGCGTTGTTTACTCTGATCGTGGTATCAGCGCCGGAATGAAGATGGGCATCGATCGAGCGATGCAGCACGATGTGGCAGTTGAGTACCGAAGCATTGAGAATAGGGCAGCGGCATGATGGGCGAAAATATTGCAGCGATTAAACTTGAGCGTCACATCGAGGAGAGAATTGCAGCAGCCGTCCTTGCAGAAAGGCAGCGGTGTGCTGCGATAGCGATCTGCGTATTCGACGATGAGGATGCGTGGTCGGATATACATAGAATTGCAGGAGGCATTATTGCCGAAGCCATTATTGAAGGAGACACAGCATGAACCAATTCCATGTTGGGCAAAAAGTGGTCTGCATCGACAGTGCCGTCGGCTTTGAACAGTATCTCGAAATCAAGGAAGGCGAGATTTACGAGATCTCGTGGATTGGTCCGTTCGAGCATTACACGCAAGGCAGTTTCATCGGCGTACGTCTCAATGGCGTAGATCGCGGAACTTGCCCGCAGTTCGGTTATGAAAACCCGCCGTTTGCTGCAAGGCGCTTCCGACCGCTTGTGGAAAATAAGCTGTCAGCATTGCGCGGATTGTTGGCAGGTGGGCCTTTGACTGAGAAGTTCGAGGAGCCGAAGCGTAAGGTGAGGGAAGAAGTATGATACGCTATAAAGGACCAGTAACCCGTCTAGGCGACATCACCGTCCACGGCCTTCCTTCAACTGTGACCTCCGATGGCGGCTCGACCAGCTATTACGAGTTGCCAGATGGTGCGAGTGAGCTAAACGACCTTATTGAGTACAAAGGCATGTCCTTTGCGCTCGGCAACATCTTTAAGGCTTGTTATCGTTTTGGCGAGAAGGACGCAGCCAGCCGCCTTTACGATCTGAATAAGATCATATTCTTTGCCGAGAGATTGAAGGCGATCGAACTGCGCGCGAAGTAAGTCACGACCAGGGAAAGCCCCGGCACGAGAGGTGTGATCGGGTTGCCGGGGCTGCGCTTCGCGTGGACCCAGCTTCCTGTCACGAAGCGCGGCAAAATTCTATCAAAATGAATTTTCATTGAAAAGTGCATTTTAACTCTGTTGGGTCGCCACAGATGCAATGCCTAGCTAAAAATAAACCCCGCTTTGACGGGTTTTGGTTTGAGGCGTCTTATTATTCCATGTCGGGGATCTCGCCAAACTGGAAAATAATGGCTGGAGGTCCATATTCACCGATATCTGGATCTGCTTCCCGGCTCCAAGCGACAATCCCCGAATGCTTTCCTTCAAGGCTGGTCGCAGCTTTCATTGCACGGCCTTCGGTCTCAAACGACATTGGATCGAATGCAGGAACGAGCTCACCGTCATCATTCTTATCAAAGGCAGCAACCACGATAAGACGCGCATTAGCCATTCAGGTCACTTCCCGTTGGTGTCTTTGTCGAGATCAGAATTATCGCGGTTCGACGTTCCACCTGCTTTTTTCGAACCTTTGGCTTTACCTGTTTTTGGTTCTACTGGGCGGACAGGGGTGTTCGTAAACTTAATTGCCATGAGTCTTTCTAATTCGTCTCCGCTTCGGATGTTCCCATAATGTTCTCATTTTGATTGAGAGTCAATCACCGTTATCATGGTTGAGGTATATGTGCCTGAGTGACTAATTATTTGCATCGGTTCCTACCGGTGCAGTCAAAACAGACTAGTTTGTTCTTCCTTATTGTCATTGCTTGGCGTCAGGTCGAGCAAGGCCTCATCCGGCAATGGCTTCTGCATTACCTTCGCTTCATCCCATGGCGCACGCAACCACGCGTCAATCTCCTCGGTCGTGCGGAGAATTACCGGCATTGCCTTCGGGTGAACTGGCTTTACCACAGCGTTGGGCTCGGTAGTCAGGAAAGCAAAGATATCGACCTCGACGGGGCCTTCTTTCTTCTTCCTTACACCTTTCCATGTCGTCCAGATGCCAGCAAAGGCAAAGAGCGGCTTTTCTTCGTTTAGAGCGAACCAGTGCAACGGCTTACGTTTCGTCTTTGGATCTGGCTCTTGTCCATATTCGGAAAATGATGTGGCTGGCACAACGCAGCGGCTTTCAACGCCTTGCCAGCGTCGCCAATGAGGGGAGGTGAGGTTACGAATGTTTGTTACGCCGCTGTCAGCTTCGCCCTTCACGTACATAGGCGGCGTCGGCATTCCCCACCGAAGATGTGCAAGCTCGTGCTCACCATCTGCCATGTTGCGCAGGACCGGGGCTGGGTAGTCTGGATAGACATCTAACTGCGGATCAACACGGTTCGTTATATCGCCGAATTTTGGAAACAGACGGCGCATGGCTTCATGTGTCGTAGTGAGGTTGTAAAGATTGCACATGCGCTCCTCCTGATCTGATTAGGATAGGGCACCTTTCACTTCCGTCCAGCTAGCGCGTCTTCGCCTTGCTGCTTGTGTTCGTAGCAGAACCACAGCTGCCCAAACTTGGTTTTGTAACCGTAGGTGCCCCAAGCTTCGCATCCGTCCGCGTCACACCAATGCTCAAACCTTTTACTGCTTGTTCCAGCGACACCGCTTTCAGACTTATATCCGGACATATTTACCTCGGCGCTCGATAGACTACGAATTCGCTTTCACCCTTCATGGTGCAATCTTCACAGCGCAGCTTCCATTGATGAGTTTTGAGAAACTCATTGGGTCCGATTTTTCGGCAAATTTCACCAATGTTCAAGTCTCGAACATGACCGCATCTAGCGCATAGGCCGCAAAGGACAGCCCAAGGTTCCAAGTCGGCGATGCAAGTGAACTCGCCAATTTTCTCATAAGACGTAGGCCTGGGCATGCTGATTACCGAACGACGATCCGTTCCCAGTTGCCGTCACCAAAAGGCTTGCCACCGTGACGACCCATGAAGACGCTCATGCGCCTTTCTGATGGAAAACTGAACACGCAAAAATCCACTCCGGACTTACGCGCCATGCGATGAGGCAGGCGAGCACCAAGCCGGCCGGCATCTCGGTGAACTTCACGTCGAGCGCATTTCAGTGCGTACGCTTCTGGAAGAGCAACTTGGAATGTTTTCATCATGCGGCCCTCTTGAAAGAACTGCCACGCTGGCCGTGGGTGAGAGCAAGGCGCGAAAGCTCAATTTCACGCGCTAGGAAATCTCGGTCTTTTAAAAGCGCTTCAATGGACGCGCGAACGTCGCCCTTGTGGTAGGATAATACCAGATCTATCTCAGCGTCGTAGTTTCCCGAAACTCCATTCATGGCGCTCTCCATCGTTGAATTGCCACCCGTCAATGTTCTTGTTATGTTCTATTTTTTGTGAGATGTCAATAATCCTGGTTAGATTGCAGCCGTGTGTGCCATGCGGTATCATGTGACGCGATTATCAGGAGATCATTTTGGCTAAAATTAAGAAGCGTTCGTGGGAAAACGCGAGCGGAAAACACGAAGCGTGGCAGTTAGATTTCACTGACAGGCATGGGAAGCGTCATCGAGAACAGTATGCAAAGAAACGCGAAGCCGAAGCCCGTCTTTCTGACCTTGTGAGTGCGACAGGTGCCGCGACATACAAAGAAGCAGCTCAAAAGACGACCGTAGCTGACGTATGCGTTGATTACTATGAGGAGATGGAGAAGCGCAACAAACGTGGTGAAAGCGTTGTTCAGTCGTATCTCCGCACCACAAAACAGCACATCGATAATTGGATTGATCCAAAAGAGGAAAGCGCTGTCGGCTTCACCAAAGGAATCGGAACCAAAACACTGTCGGAACTGACGACGGCGGACGTGATAAAGCTTAGGAATGAAATGCGCGATGCTTCAGCCGGAGTTGTCACGACACGGCGTGTTCTCGGAACGCTGAGTCGTATTCTGAAACATGGCGTTGAGACGGATAAGGTGGGCGTCAATGTCGCAAAAGGTGTTCGAGTTATTGGCAAGCGCGATGAGGCTGGAGATAAGGTAACACCACCTTCAAAGGTTGATCTCGCTGAGATCCTTAAGAAGGCTGATGACAAATTAGCGCTACGAATCAGGTTCGCTGCTTCATCAGGCCTGCGAGCTTCTGAGCAATGGGCGCTACGTTGGGTGCATCTCGATCTGAAAAATGGCTTCGTCTCAGTCGAAACGCGCGTGGATGCGTACGGTGAATTCGACACGACGAAATCATCTGCTGGTCGTCGCACTGTCCCAATCGGGAAGGCGATGCTTGAGCAGTTAAAATCTTGGAAAGGTGAAACGAAGCACAGCGCGCCTGACGACTTCGTTTTCACTGACAGCAAGGGCGGCTTTGTACGCCACACCAACTTTATGAAGCGCGATTGGAAACCCACAATTAAGCGCGCAGAAGTTGAAGATATCGGCTGGCACGCTCTTCGACACTTCGCTATTTCGACTTGGATTGAGGCTGGCCTTACACCCAAAGCTGTGCAGACATTGGCCGGTCATGCGAGCTATGCCATTACGATGAATCGCTATGGCCATCTCTTCCCCTCAGACGATCATAAAGCCGCGTTCGACAGGATTGCGGAAACACTCGCATGA